CCTCAGCTCTTTGATTCCGTTGACGCTTCTCTCTGTGATAAGCAACGGACGCGAACGGAGGAAGTCTATACCTGAGCGCACCGAGTCCCTGCCCTTACGAGCTGGGTGGATGTTGAATCCGTGGCCGTGTATCTCGTCAATAGACTTCGGCTCGGCTGAGTCTGCCACTACCATCGTCTTGCCTATGTCGGCCTCTCGTAGCGTCTGAGCGATGGCCGCGTTGGTGAGTCCCGTAGCATAGCAAACCTCATCGAGGCAGAAACCGTGGCCGTCGGTGTACACCTTGACAATGGCCGTGGGGTCGTTGGTATATCCAAAGTCCAACCCCAAGGTCATTAGCTTCCATCCGTCGGGTACTTGTGGCACGGCCTTCCAATGCGTCAGGATGGTTGCACGGCTTACGCCTCGCTCTCCAAGACCATACACCCTCCAGTAGTCGGGGTCTGCCTCCTTTAGTCTTTCAATCTCTGCCACCGTTGCCTCTGGCAAGAACGGGTTGTCCTTGTAGGTCGTCCTAAAGAACTCGTGGTCGTCACGGGTGAGAACGTGGTCGTATATCCAATGGAACTCGTCGGAGGGGTTGTAGTCAATGATGGCCCTCCCGGTGGTTCGGAGCATGAGTTGTCGCCAATCTTCGAGGGTGAGCTCGTTGGCCTCGTTGCAAAAAAGGACGTCGCGCTTCCGGCCTTTGACCTTTTGCGGTTGGTCGACCGAGATGAACTCGACCATGTTCCCGAATAGAATGTAGGTGGCCTCGCTCTTGTTGTGCAGGTTGACGTCGTAGATGTCCTCCCGTTCGAGTATCTCGAAGAAGTCCCTCATCACCGAGGCGCGGATGGCGGGGAAGGTCTTTCGGGCGATGGTGATGACTGCCCCGGAGTTCTCGTTGCGGTGGCAGAGTTCGATGAGGGCCGTGAGTATGGAGTAGGTCTTGCCCGATCGCGTGCCTCCTTGGTGTACTTGAATCTTGGCGGGCGAGTTCTTGACGTGGTAGTATGTGGCGGGTTGCCTCACAAGCTATCCAAAAATTCCTCGTGTGAATTGAACGAGTACCAACACCCCTTCTTTTGGTACTTCATGGCCTTGTAAAAATACACCACGTCGCCGATGAGGTAGTGCCCCTTCGTCTTCTCTTGGTAGGCGATGCCTCGTTCGTCGAGGAAAGCGCGGAAGTCCTTTCGGCCTTGCTTGTTCTTGGCCTTCTCTCTCGCTCGTCTCTTGCGGCTCTTCTTTTGGGTGCGCGTCATGACACCGAGGAGTCGTCAGACACAAACCACGAGAGCGGCTTCTTGTCGGCCACCTCAATCTCTTGTCTCTCGACGTAGCCCCTGCCCTTGCCTTTAGTCTTCATATAGAAGATGGTGGCCGCCGGGTTGCCTTGTGAGATGAGCTTGTGAAGGTGATGTTCGGCAAAGTCCAACACGACTTCGGGCAGGTTGTCACACGCTGCCTTATACGCTGGGTCTTCCTTGAGCCATCGGTAGTGTGTGTTCCTTGAGATGCCACACGACTCACACGCCAGCTTGACAATGCCGAGCGCCTTTGTGAGCGCCTCGACCATTGCTGCTTTTTTTGGTTGTAACGTGTCCTCTTTTGTCACGGTATCATCTTCTCGCAGTGCTTGCATTGCTTCGGTTCTTTTGGTTCGTCTTCGGGTTCGGGTTTGTCCCAGTCGATGGGAACCCCCCACTCTTGGAGCTGTTCGGGTTCGTGGGGGCCATTGGCCAGCATCTCCATATCAAACTCTCCGTGGTGGCCGTTGTCTTTGATCATGGCCCTCTCTTGTTCTTCTTCCGTCCAGTCGCATACGCTGCACGGCACCGCCTCCCAACCGAGGTCGATGCAGGCGCGTAGTCTTTGGTTTCCTGCAAACACCACCATGTCAGGGTTGACCAAGAGAGGCCGAACGGTCATCATCTTTGGGTCTTCGGCGATGGAGCGTTTGAGGTCTTCCATCTTCTGCCGTCGGATGTATCGCGGGTTATTCGGGTGAGTCTTGAGCTTGTTCGTCTCGATAAGTATCGGCGGCGTTAAGAACATTCCGTAGGGTTTCTCTGATGTGATAGTCTGACACGGCCAAGTTGAGAAGTATCTCCCATGAGTCGTGGTCTTTGTGGAACACTCCAAAGTTGGCGACGTCTGCCCCGGTGTCCTTTCGTGTGAAGACGAGGAAGTCGTCGCTCTCGTTGAGCATCCTTTTAACTTTGCGGAGGGTCATGCGCTCGTAAAGGTTTTGTAGTTGTCTCGAAAGCGTCGGTCAATCTCCAAGAGTTCCTCGGCACGTCTGACGCTATAGCACGAGGTCGTGTGGTTCGTTCTTTGGAGGGTTTTGGCGATCTCCTGAAAACGGAAGCCGTTGTCACGAAGATACTTCGAAACGATGTGGCGGGTGTCGGCTACATGGCCCCGTCGGTTTTTAGCGATGACGTCACCCCACTCCAGACCCAGCGCCTTCACCCCTCGGTGTGCTCGTTGGATGACGAGGGCTTTGTCGTGGGAGTAGTCGTGAAGTTGCCCGACGTTGAGGTATAGGTTGTCGGTTATTTTTTGCTCCATTGCATCGCACATACGGCCATTCGTTGGCGCTCGTTCTTGTATTCGGTGACCATGACCTCATCTCCCATGCATCGGTTGATGAACTCCTTCATGTCTTCGTCTTGTTCAGGTGTTGGTATCGGCATTGTGAACGAGGTCTTTGAGTTGTTGTAAGAGTTTCCGGTTGCATGAGCTACACCCGCTTGCCTTTTGACCTGTGAGGAATTTACGAGAAAATTCGTTCAATTCCTGAATGGTCTTTTGTGCGTTTGGGCGGTCGAGGTATTCTCGTATTTGCTCGATGTCTTCCGGCCGGACGGTGGCGCCCCACTTGCCCAAAGGACACGAGGCGACTTTGAGTTTGGTTTTGGCGGGCAGATAGCACCCGCACAAGGGCGAGTCGGTGAATGCTTCCGTCACGAGGGGACCACAACTCTTGGTCGTTGTGACGAAGTGCTCGCACCCCTCGCAGGTGTTGTAGCGTTCAGTTCTGGTGGCGGCGTTGACGAATAACATTTCGTAGTTTCTTTTTGGATGTGCTGATTGACTTGTATAGAACCTCGGCAGAGATGCCCGCTTGACGCGAAAGTTCGGCCATGCTCCATCCGTCGAGGTAGAGTTCGAGGACGGTGCGATCAAACCACGAGAGGTGGTTGGCCATGAGTAGGGCTTCCTCCTTTCTGATGGCCTCTTGGATGTCGTAGTTCGAGACGTGGGTGTAGTCTGGGGCGTCGGTTATCTTGTATAGCTTACGGAAGGTGCCCGTCGAAAGGTTCCACATAGCCGTGTGAACATATCCGGGAAGGTTGTCCAAGATGTTTTTGTTTTTGCGTAGGGCCAGCACGCACGAGAGGTAGGTGTGATGCAGCAAGTCGGGACCGTCGGGGTGGAGTCTACGGGCGACCTGTGTGAGGTCGTCATAGTTTTCCACAAACCATGCGTCAAAGTCCCTTCGTGCTTTTGAGCTCATCGACCTTTCGTTTGTAGTGGTGGTAGAGGGCTTCGAGTTCGTCGCGGCTGAACTTGCGCGTCTTCTTCGATTCTATCATAATGCTCTCCGCAGTGCCTTCCCCGTACTGTTGGTCGAGGTGTAGTGAAAAGAGGTACTGTTCCCCAGACCTCAAATTGCAACGCTTACACTGGAATTGAACATTGCCTTCCGCGTGCCATCGAGTACTCATGCAAGCCCGGCTCATGAAGTGCCCGGCGTCTACCTCGGTCCAATGTCGAACCGCTCCGCACGTATAGCACTCGCCCATGCCTCGGTGGTCACTCGCCCGAAGGCGGATGTACTGGCTGAACACCGTGTCCACCTTCTTCACCATCGCGCTCCGGTTGGGAGTTCGGCCACGGGATGTGTTCCCACCGCCCGTTCTTGACCGGGACTCGTTTGATGTCTGCCCCCTTTTGGAGTTCTTTGGTTTCCGCTTCACGACGTTTCTTGTAATTCTTGTAGAGGGCGTCTAGTTGGTCGTCGCTGAGGCGATCGGGTGCGTGCTTCTTGAGCTCGTTCCAGTTGCCCTCCCTGACGGCGGCTCGTTCGCCTTCGTACTGCCTGAATATATCAACCAATTCGGGAAGTTTCAAACGCTCATATCCGGGGCGGTATTCGCCCGTCTTGAGGCGGTGCATGATGATCGCCCACTCTTCGAGCTTCATGGCGGGAAAGGTGTCCCGGAGATGGTGGACCGCATCCAAGATGTCACGGTCGGCGGTGATGCTTCGGTTGTACTCAAGATATTGGAGCGTCTCCTTCAACAAAATGATGAGGGTGGCTTCCGTCTTTGCGGGTGCCTCTCGGTAGGCGACGAGTACGTTGGTGCCGTCACGCCATGCCTTCTCCGGACTCATCCGCGAGGCGTCGGAGATGCTCTGCAATGAGCGAGCCGTCTGAAGGGCCAAGTCTTTTGGTGTCATTCTTGCGGTTTTTAATTGGGAAGAGACCTTGCCATCCGTTGGCGATGCTTTGATGAATTATTGCAATGGCCGTGGCCTCGTCCCCTTGTGAGTCGTTTTGGAGTTTGTGGAGGGCGGCTTGCTCGCCGCGCTGGGTGTACTTCTTGGTCCCGCGTTCGCGGCGCTCCGTTATCCATACGTCCCAAGCGTCTGCAAATTCCTTTGAATCGAAAGGCAACACCACCCCCCTCTCTTTTATTGTATTGTTCTTTGTTCTTTTACTTGTATTAGTAGAGGCATCATTTGGGGATGCTGCCTGCACGGGTGGTGACGCAACGCACTCGTCCATTGAAAGTTACCTCTACAAAACCACGGTCTGCGAGCTTGCGCAGAGACCGTCCGATGGTGTTCCGGGAGATTCCGTATTCGGATTGGATGGTGTCGTTGGACTTCATGAACGACCGCCCATTGCCCGTGAACGAATCTATCTCGGCAAGCAATGCCTTCTCGACGAGGGTGAGGTCTTTGTCTAACCATATCTCTGCGGCGATCCACACGCCCTTAAACGTTCGCTCCATTCTCGTGCAGGTTTATGGCCTTAAATATCTGCAAAGCGACTTGAGGGACAATGGCGTTGCCATACGCTTTTATGCTTTCTCTTCTCCACTTTGAAAAGGTGATGCCGTCCAATTCTTTGGGAAGCCCATCATCTGCTCCACAAATAGGGGGGACAGTTGGAAACTCTGACCAAGGTAACACCGAAGACTTTTGCCGCCTTGAGCGTACTGCGTCTTGTGGTCTGCTCCCGTCGTCGGTGTCGGAAGCATCGCCATCTGCGTCGCAAGGTTCGGCACGGTCGTGCCGTTGTCGTACTTCTCCATCCGATCTTTGAACTTGTCCGTGTCCATGACTTCTTCCCTTGTCGTTGGCGTAAGCAACAAACCAGATGCGGTCTCTTCGGTGGGGAGCACCGACACCTGCAGCTGGAAGTAGGAACGGTTGAATGGCGTACCCTTGAGCTTCCAAGTCAGCACACACCTCTTCGAAGACCAACCCTCCATTCCAACCAACAAGGCCGCGAACGTTTTCGCCCACGACGTAGCGCGGGGCGCATTCTCGAACAATGCGCAGCATCTCTGGCCACAAGTGGCGCTCGTCCTCCTTTCCCTTTCGCTTTCCGGCGAGGGAGTAGGGTTGGCAGGGGAATCCTCCTGTGAGTATATCAATTCGTCCAGCGTAAGCTGTCGCGTCGAGTTCTTTGATGTCTCCATATTGTATGGCGTTTGGGAAGTGATGTTTTAGGACTTGTCGCGGGAACTCCTCCCACTCGCAGTTGAAGACGTTGTGCCACCCCATCCACTCTGCGGCCAAGTCGAAACCACCGATCCCGGAAAAGAGAGACGCGTGGTTCACGTCTCTCTCGTTGGTTCAAGGACTTTCAACTCGTGCTCCCGGTACTCGACCTCTCCGTGAAGTTGTAGGTAGGTCGTGTTCTTG